TTTCTAATGAAATTTCTCTAACCCAATCCACTAGTTTTTGAAAATGTTCACCACCAGCCTCAGTTTGCATATTCCATTCTGTCATTTGTGCTTTTACATTTGACCTATGTTTTATTCTATCACCTTGTTGTCTAATATATTTTTCTAATAAAGGGTTTAAATCTTTCCATTTATGATATGTTTTAAGAACAACTGGATATCTTTCTTTAAATAATACTTGACTACCATCTTTACCCCATATTGGTGGGTGGTCTTTTGTTGGGTCATCTTTCATTTTTTTTCCTTTAAGAATTTAGGTAAAGGGTCTCTACCAAACGGTCTAATAGTCATTAAATTTGAAACCATTTCTTCAGCGTCTTCCTTGAATTTGAATACTTGGACAACATCATTTGTTGGTAATTCAACAACAACATAGACAGCTTCTTTATTTCTCCATTCAACATCATAATAGTATTTTATCTTATACTTTTTATATCTTGAGGTCGGAAAACTTTTCATAAGATTTTTCTCCTAATCTTTTTCCAACACCAGTGTTGTCAAAGACTGGTTCATCTTGTCCAGAGTCTAACACATCTTTTTGTGCGACTTGTTCAACATCGTATAACCTCATCTTTGCTCTATCTATTCCTAATATGAATCTTTTATTCATTGTGGGGTCATTATATCTATTCTTTAACTGTTTAATCATTATCTGATTTAAATCCTCTAGTTCTTCAGTAGATATTAATGCAAACATCAAATCAGCAGTTGCAGGCAAACCAAAACTTTCTGATGTATCTTCTAGTCCTACATCTGTTGAGGTGTATGCACTTCTTGTTGTTTGAGTTGCAGATACTATTGGAACATTAGATTCAACTGCAAAACCTCTAAGTTCTTCTGCAATCGCCTTAATATAAAAATATGAACCTACACTTGCATTACCTTTAAATCTAGTTGATGAACATATATTTAGATAGTCTATAAAAATAATGTCTGGTTTAAATGATTTCTTGAGTGCAAGTTCTTTTACTAAACTTTTAAAATGACCACTATGTGCAGATGCAGTTGGATATTCTTTGATTACTAATTTACCAACTGTTTTCTTTGATATACTATTAATCTTATCATCAAACATTTTCTTTGGTAGTTCGTGTAAATCATCAATAGATAGATTCATTAAGTTTGCATCTATTCTTTCTGCAATCTTTTCTTCTGCCATCTCTAATGTAATGTATAAAACATTTTTACCTTGCATCAAAGTTGATGCAGCCATATGACACATAAACAATGATTTACCAACACCAGTACCAGCGAGTGCAATATTTAATGTTTTGTTAGGTAAACCACCTTTAGTAATTTTATTAAAGTATTCTAAATCAAACGGTATTCTATCTTCTTTTTTATGATAGTATTCAAATCGTTTTTCTGACTCATCAATATAATCGTGTCCGATATGATTATCAAAAGATACTGCAAGTGCATCTGATAGTATACTAGGAATAGATTCTGGTGTGTTGTTCTTATCTTTATCTTCTATTATCTTTATACTATCAACAACTGCATTATATACAGCCTTGTCTTTACAGAATTGTTCAACTGTTTTTAGTAACCAATCATAATCAACCTCTGATTTATCAAGTGTTTTTAAAAGTTCTAATGCACCACTATTTTCAGTTTCTGATAAATCTCTTCTGTTTTGAATCTCTATTTCTAAAACAGTTTGAGTTGGAGGTTTAGAATATTTCTCTACAAAGTCATTTATTTCTTCAAAGACAATCTGTTGACTTCTATCTTTGAAATATTCTTTTTTTAGAAACGGTGTTACCTTACGATTGAACTCTTCATTGTTCAATAACTGACTTAGTGTCGTTACTTCTATCGTCTGATTTTGTACCACTAATAACCCCCTCTGAATAATGTTTGTCTACTATATCACAAAGTATATCACCTAGAAGATTTTTGAAATCTATGTTCAAATGTTCTTCTTTCAATCCATTATAATCTACAACTGTATATTGAAATTTAAGAACTGCTTCTAAGCCTGGGTTTTGTGGGTCTTGTACTGATGCAATCTTTCCAAACTTAAATACAATACCATCATATCTACCACCTTTAATACCAATGCAATCTTGTTGTGTTTTTGATTTGTTTTCTAAAAAAACATAATCATCTGCGATGTTACCTAAATATCTTTTTGAGGTATCATTCGCTTTCTTCAATGCTTTCTGTTCCACCATATCTAAATTCCTTCTTCGCACATTCATCTAAGATATCCATAACATCTTTAGTGAAATATTTTTTTGGGTCGTTCAGTATAGTTTTACCATATTGTTTTGAACCATCTGGTAATTCATACCTTGTTGCAACTTTTTTAAATACTTTATATTTCTCTGCAAGTTCAAGTAATCCATAATATCTATCAAGTCCTTTATTGTATGTTAGTCTAACATCAACCATTTTGTTTTCTACTGTAAGTCTTGATTTAAAGTTTTTACAATGTATAATATTACCTACAACTTCTGTTCCTTCTTTTTCTTTTCTTTTGGAAAGATATACAATAGAAGAAGCTGCATATTTTAATCCAGAACCACCACCCATTTCTTTTGTTGGAAACATAGAACCAACAACATCATATGTATGATTCGTTACAACCATAGGTACTTTTGCTTTACCAAGTTTTAAAGTCAACACTCTAAATGCAGCTTTAAGAACTTGAGCACGAGTCATATCTCTTGTTTCTTTTCCCTCAGCAGTATCTTCAACTTCTTTAGTTGTTGATAACATACCAAGTGAATCTAATGCAAGAAACAATGGTCTACGAATAGATGCATCTTGATTAATATAACTATCTAAAACTTTTAATGATTGAGTTCTAAATTCTTGTACTGTTGTTACTGGAAGTATAACCATTCTTGATGGGTCAATACCTCTATCAATAATCATTCGTTTAGTAATCGCACTTTCACTTTCAAAGTATATTACACCACCCTCTGGATTTTTATCCAGAAAGTTTTTACACATACCCATAAGAAAAAATGTTTTACCAGTTGCACTTTCACCAGCGATTGCAGTAATCTTATTTGCTGGTAGTCCACCATTTATTGAACCAGATAGTAATGCATTTAAAGCATATGAACCAGTGTCAATAAACTCTTCAACATCACCAGCTTCAACTCCGTCTGAAACTAATGATGCATATTCGTTACCAGTTGTTTTGATAACTTCTTTTAAAAAATCAGGCATTCAAATCTCCTTTTCAACATTGTACCATATTTTTTATATTTGTCAATCTTTTAACTCAAACAAATTTCTTGACTTTTTATTAAATTTTTCTATTGTTTTATCAATACAATTTACAAAATGTTTTTTCCAACTATATTCATTATGTTTTTCCCAAGTCATTTCTTGGACTTCTTTCTTATCAATATTTTTTAATGATTTTATTGCACCTATAAGTGCATCTTTGTCATTTGTTGGAATAACTTTGTAATGATTTTTACTTAATGGTATTATCTCAGATGCGTGAGTATTATCCTTATATCCATTTAATATCAAAGGGACACCACAAGATAAAGATTCCAATGCAGTTATCCCCCAAGTTTCTCTATTACAAGTAGAAAAATATGTCCCACATTTTGATAAATTATTAATTACCTCTTTATGAGGCAAATCCCACAAAACATCATGATAAGTTTTACCTTTCTCGTAGTAACTATTGTTTGTTTTTCTAAAATTTAAAGAAGTTTCATTTAGAAGTGGTTTATTTGTTATCACTAAATTTTTTATATCTGTATCTTTTAACATCTCTTTCAGTAAAAATGGTTTTTTGTCTTTATTACATCTACCTACTGTCCCACATTCATACTCATTATCTGACACTGGTATTTTTACTTTGCAGTATGAAGAATTTATATAATCAGACACCTCACAAAGTTTTAGTTTTGCTCGTTTTGCCATCTCTAAATATCTATTTTTTTGCCACTCTGATACAAAAAATATAGAATGATGATTGTAATACATATTATTAAGTCTTGATATTATGGAGAGAAAAGAGTCCAAACCATGAATAATATTCATAATAGGAATATGTGATTTTGAAATTTCTTTACCACAATATATTCCGTGATTAAAATTATTAATAATGATATCTGCACCTATTTCTTCTGCCTTATTTATGATATCCCTAGATTTTTTTTTCTTTCGTTTTATATCCCAAGTTGAACAAGCAAGATAAGGTATTTGATAAACTTCAGTATTAAAATGTTCATAAATTAATTTACAAAAATACTCAATACCTCCAGTTACTATGGGGTCACTAATTTTTCTATTAGTTGGTTCTTTGTAAGGTATTAGTATTTTTATGATAACATCCTATTCATCATATTACTAAACTGTTCATAATATTCATCCACAGATAATAATACATCATTATAATTACTTCTATATTCTGCAAGTTTTGTTTTAAATATTTTTTTATCTCTCAAGTAAAAAATTCTCTCTTTTAATTCTTCAAATGATTTTACTCTCTGAAAATCATCTATCTTATATGTGTTGTGAATGTCATAATCTTTCCAAACGA